TTATCCTGATTTCTTCCCCGCCTCACGCTCCTTATATGCCTTTACCAGTGGGGAGGGGAATCCTTTCAGGTCTGGAGTAAACCGCACCTTCGCGGGGTTGGTATCAAACTGTGGGTCGGGGAGAATATTCACGAACCGGCCATCGGCCATCTTAACGCCGCTAGGCACATCATCCTCGACTTTCAAGCCCCGCTGCTCCACCTGCCGCTTTGAAAGAGACCGGACCGTGCAGCGGCAACGGTAGCCGTTCGGCGGGTACCAGGTATCCCATACTGGGGAGTCTGCAGGGAAGACGCGCCCATCCATGGCAAGATGACTGGGGCGGGTGTGCGAGTCGTTGACCGCGTCATACTGCCAGTAGGGGCGTGCATCCAGCACAGCGGGGTCCGTCATCTGCTCATAGTGGCCGACGTTATAGGCTGTCTGAACATTGGTGCGGAAGATGTTGTCTGTCTGAAACGGGGTGATCCCCTTATAACCGTGATCTTTAAGGAAGTCGTTCATGTTCGCCCGGAAATCCTGCATCGTGTTTCCGTCCCGGATCGCAGCCAGAAGCTCCTCCTGAAACTGCTTGAGGATCTCGGCCTTGCTGTAGCCGGAAACCGTAAAGGCGAGGTTCCGGTACTGCTCGGCGAGTTTGAAGAACTGCGAGGTCGTGACGGGGATACGATCACCGAAAAACTTTGCGGCTTCCTCAAAGGTCATGTCCTTACGGTTGAAAAGGGTGTCGATCTCGTTCTCATCCATCCGGCTTCACCCGTCCCTCAAGGTCTGCGTAGAGCATGACCTTTTGAAGCAGCTCCTCCACATTGGAAACGTCCATGCTTGCATAAAGCTGGGCGACGGTCTTATCGTCCTGCATCATGTCCCGGAGCTCCTCCAAACTGTTCGCGTTCTCAACTAATTTGAGAACGGGTGCGAATGCCTGATCGAAGGCTGCAGCTCCATGCTTGAGGGCGGCGTCCGCCAGCCGGTCAATGTGCTCCTGGGTGCCGTGCTCCGGCTCTCCGACTTTTAGGGATAGCTGCCGGGCCTCCGAATCTCGCTTGAGCGGAAGGCCACCTGCACCGCCGTAGGATGCGACGGCAATCTCCTCGCCCGGCTTGGGCTTTGGAATGCTGAATTTCTTGTAGAGGTAGCTGGTCGGTATCTTCAGGCCGGTATGCTCAACCAGGTCACCGAGGATAGTCGCCAGCTGCTGAAGGTCTTCGGACTCTTCGCAGGCGTAGCGGATGTAGGGGATGCGCTTGTCTTCTCCAAAGTTGAAGAGAACCAGGGGGCGGATTAGGTCGCGCCGGATCGTGGATGCCAGGGATTTGCAGTCGGCAACGGTCAGATCGTGGCGCACCTCATTGTGCGTCTTGCTCTGGGCAAAGCTGCCGCCTCCGGAGTCCGAGGTCAGCGTCTGTCCGAGAATGGCCTTGCTGGTCTGCTCGTCGCAGTAGCGGGCGAGGTTCTCATAGAGATCGCTGGAGTCTTGCTTCTGCGTGGTGATGAAGTCGATGCTTGTTCCGTCCGGGACCATGCCTGCGGCATCTGCGCCGATCTGAATCAGGGCCTGCATGAGCGCGGCCTTGTCGGCTTCGCTTGCGCCGGGCTGGTACTTACCGAGCCGAAGCGGCAGGCCGAACACCTCGGCAAAGCTGACCCAGTCCTTGATGGTGTAATTTTTGAAGAGGTACATCCACGCCACAACGCGGAGGATACCGGCGCGGGAAGGGTGCCCGCTGCGGGCTTTGTACTTGTGGACCAGGAATTTGTTCTGAGGGAGCGTGATCCCCTCGGGATGCTCCACGGTGCGGACCTTGAAGGAATCGTCGAGGCTGTCCCAGAAGAACCGCTTCTGATGCCGGGAGCGGATATCGCTGATAACTACGTGCCCGTCATCATATCCCCAGATGATTTCAGAGACCGCGATGCCTTTGCCAATCGCGTCGAGGAGATCCGTTTCAATCTCCTCGAAGTTCTCCAAGCTGCTGATCTGCTCCTGGACAAACTCGGCGATTACCTTGTCTTGCTCATCGTCGGAGTCGAAGGGGATGATCTCATAGTCAAGGCCCGTGACCGCGTTCTTGCGGGTCTGGAGCTGAGAGAACAGGTGCGGGTCCTTTTCCTCCATCTCCTCGAAAAGCTCCATCTGGCGCATCACGTCGCCAGCGTCGGCCTCCTTGAAGATGTTGGCCAGCCGTTCCGGCGTGAGGCCGTTGGAAGGGTATTCGCTGTACTTGTCCATCACCTGGGCGACGGCAACTTCGGACGTGTCCGGCCTCTTGCGGGGCGGGGCCTGTGCAGCCTGCAGCGGCTTGCGCTTCTTGCTGCTCATACCTTGACCTCCTCCAAGCGCCGCCGGGCGACTTCATAGCGTTCATCGTCAAGCTCAATCCCGATATAGCGCCGCCCCGTTTTTTTGGCAGCGACAAGGGTTGAAGCACTTCCGGCAAACGGATCACAGAGCAGCTCGCCTGGTTTCGTGATGGCTGTGATGATGTCGGTTAACAGTCCTACGGGTTTCTCTGTTGGGTGGATCATCTGGGAGCTATTCAGCTTTGGGAAAGTGATGAGGTCTTTTGGCCTGTGTCCGGGGAAGCTGAACTTTCCCTTGACCGCAAAGATGATGTTCTCATGAGCCGGGGCAAACTGGGCCTTTGTGTCTCCCATGCCGTGATAGACCTTATCCCAGATCACCTCATTCTTCACGACGAACCCCGCAAGCTTCATTGCGTCAATGAAAACCTGTTGCACATCCCAGCGTGTAAAACACGCCAGAGTTCCGCGTCCAGATTCACCCGGCTTCAAAACCCGATAGGCATCGTAGAGCCACCAGATAAACGGGGCCATGTCGTTCTTAATGGAGTCCCCTTTGGTTGACCGGTAGTTGATGCCATAGGGTGGATCGGTGATAATGGCGTCCACGCTCTCGGGTTCCATCTGCCGAAGAACGGTCAGACTGTCGGCGTGAATCAATGTGTTTTCCTGAATGTTGATAAGTAGCGCCTCCTCAATAGGCTCCGCGCTTAAACCGAAGGGCGCGGGCGATTGCGGATTTATACTCGACCTTCATCCCGACCTTGACGTCAAGCCCCAGCTTGACCATCATCTGCAGGCCGTCCGGGCCGTCGTCGTTCTTGCCCATCGGATACTCCAGCAGCTGCTTGAGCAGGGTCTTGTGCTTTCGGCTGAACTTCAGGTACCCGTTTTTAACGAAGGGCTGCAGGCTCTGGATGCGGGCGTCCTTGTTTTGGACGGAGTTGATCTCCACGATAGGGAGATACTCTCCGACCTCTGCGGACTTCTGTCGCATGATCTCCGCGAAGTAATACTGAAACTGAACCGTCTCAACGCCGAACTGATAATAGGGACGCTTGTAGTCTCGCTGGAGGCGGCGGCTGTTTTCAATGGCGTCGGTGATAATCTGATCCGGCTTGCGCTTGGCAATGTCGGCGATCAGGATGTACATATACCCGGTCTTCAGATCCTTCGCCAGCGCCCCGATGAAGGAGGTATCCGACTTCTTGTTCTTGCCGAGGGATGGGTCGTTTGCACCAACGAAGATAAAGCGCGGATCTGAGAAGTCCGGAGGGACCTTGCCCTCGTCATCATAGAAGTCAATCCACTCCTCTTGGAAGGAGCAGCTCTCCGGATCAATCGGATCGTTCTGGATTTCGGAGTTGAAGGATGCCTCGCCTTCGGAGATCCGGATCACCATAAGATCGTAGTAGCTGAGCTTCTGTTCCCACAGAACCTCGGTGCCTTCCAGCATCTCGGCACGGTGTGCCTCGAAGAACTCTTTCGCGTCCTCCTGCCGGGCATCGTTGGAGAGGTCTGTAAAGATTGCCTCCCAGGCGTCCCACAGCTCCGTGTTGGTGGCGAAGCTGATAACGCCCCGGTACTTGACTGTTTTGTAGCTGGGGTTATTGGCCACGTTGGCCAACAGCGCGTCGAAGTGGAGCAGGGTGCCGATGTACACGATATCGGTGTAGGTGTCGCCTGCCTTTGAAACCGCCTTGTAAAACCAGTTGCGGAGCTTCTTACGCTGATCGGAGGTGTTGACGTTCTCGTCGTTCTCCAGATCGTCGCAGACAATGAGGTCGGGTCTCCACTGTTTGTGCCTCCGACCACGGATTTTCTTGCCGGAGCCGATTGCCTCAATCTTGACCCCGTTGGAAAGCAGGATAACCGACGCTTTCCAGACCTTGCCCTCCAGTTCGCCGAAGTCCTCCCGGATTGCGGCGTTCTCCTCAAACTCGGTCTTGATGTCCGTGAGAAATCCCTCGGCCTGCTCGGAGCTGTCGGAGAGGATAATCTCATAATGCTTGTAGCTGTAAACTGCTGCGTGAATGGAATCCTTGAAGGTGAAAGTCGTGCTCTTGGCGTGGCCACGAGGGGCCTCGATTGCCCGGCGGCATCCGTCCGCCCGGCTGATGGCTGCTGCATCTTTGATAGGGTCCTGCCCCTTCATGACGCCATCGCGCCAGATCCGGTCGAGCTCCCCGTGGAAGGGGGGTGACTCCCGGACGAAGTAGTGCGCCAGATAGGCCCGCCCGAAGTATTCAAGATCAATCGCGCCCAACTGACGGCGCAGGCCCTTCGGCCCGGTCAGCGGGGCCCCGTCCAGAAACTTTCGGAGCAGCTCCGCTCTTCTCTCGGGGAAGTTGTCGCTGCGGGTAACGTACTGCTCAAAGAGATCCGCCTGATACTCCCGGTTGGCAACCGCTTCGCGATCCTCCGGTTCGTCCAGCTTTTCGAGGTACTCTGCAAGGTCAATCTTCGCCATCCGGGACCACCTTCTCTCTGGCTCGGGTCAGGACGTCGTGCAGTTCGGACGCCAGCTCCGGATGCTGCTTGATCGCCGCCATGAGCTCGGACTCCATCTGATCGAAGGCAAGCTCGGCCCGCTTCTTCATATCCTGCCGGACGCGCTTTTCATAGGTGGCGTTCCGGGAGAGGGAGGCGATGAGCCGCCCGGCCTTGTCCAGCGGCAGGGCGTCGAACTCATCCTCCGCCGTGCTGACCCGCTGCATGAGCCCGTCCATGAGGACCATGCTTGCAGCCTTGGTATAGTCAAGGTCCGGATTGGCCTCCACGGCCTTTGCGATTGCCTGGGTGCGCTGGAGGGTCTCTGCCACGCGCTGCGCCGCCTGAGTGCTGCGGATCGCATAGCGCCCGATCGCGGACTTGCTGATCTTGTATCCCTCATCCTTGAGCCAGTCTGACAGGTCCCAGTAGGTGTTGGTGGTGTCGGTGAGCTTCAGGTCGAGCTGCCCCTTAATATCATCCGGGAGCTTGTCGATCGTGGAGCACACCCGCGTCCGGCGTCGTTCCTGCTTAGACATCGACGCCAGGATCGTCGATCGTCCCTTCCACGAGATCAACGCCTTTCTTCGTCAGCTTGATAACGGAGTCGGTCCGATAGGCTTGGTAGGCGTTGGCGGTCTTGCCGGTGTAGGCAATGTAGTCGCCCTCCTTCAGATACTCCAGATACTTTGAAATATCCGGGGAGTAAATAAGCCCATCGCCCACAAGGGCGTTCGCAATCTGCCGGATCAGCAGCGTATTGTGATTGCCTTTTGCCAGGGCCCGGATGATATAGCCCCGGATCGCTTTGTTCTTGCTGGCTTCCTGCTCCTGCATTTCATCCATAATGCCCATGCGATGCTATTCCTCCTTGTTTTTCCCGGGCCCGTTTCCGAAAAGTATCTTGTCGAGCTTATCTTCGACCCGGTTCATAATGCGGATGAAGTCCTCCCGTGTCACGTAGAGCAGCGGGAGGTCTGCCTTTAGATCGTTCAAATCGTGTTCGACCGCAGCAATCTTGTCGGCGTTGGCTTTATCTGCGGCGGTGAGATCGCTTAGCGTTTTCTTCATAAAGAAGGTGAGCGCCCCGACCACTAAGGTGCAGATCAGGGACGCCGCTGCCGCAATAATGCCGGTGACTTGAATGAGAGTCATGCGACCTCCTTACTGTCCGGAGGGCGCGGCCTCCACGCTGGCGGAGCTGCTTTCCTCGATTGTCGGTGCCCCGTCAGCTGCAGGAGTACTATCATCGGCTGCGGGGGCGTCCTGCGTCTCCGGGGCGGGATCGGCTGCGGGTGCGTCCTGCGTCTCCGGGGTGGGGTCAGTTGTGGGGGTGACATTCACCGTGTTCGCCAGCATCGCGCCATCAGGGAGGGTGATGTAGCCGGTCTCCTGCTTCACCTTCAGCACAGCGTTCTCAATGAGGCTCTGCAGGTATTCGTCGAAGCTGCCGAGGTTCTTGGTGATGGCCTCCTGTGCCTCCGGGGTGACCGCTGCTTTGACCTGTTCAAACGCTTGCTTTCCCAGTGCCAGAAGTGTCGCCCGATCTGCCTTTCCGCTCTTGACGGCATCCCGGAGGGCGGCGGCGGTGGTCTGTTCGATAGCACCCACGGTGACGCCCACCAGCTCGTTCACATCCTCAAGGGCGTTGGTGAGCAGCGTCCGGGCGGAATCATCCTTGATCTGGGCCGTCTGTACCTGAACCTTCTTAACCGCCTTCTGTGCGTAATACGTCCCGTAAGCCCCAAGCAGGGTAATCGCGGCAAGAGCCAACTGGATCAGCATCTGGGTCGCTGTGGATTGAATTGCTTCCATGGGTTTCTTCCTCCTCAAAAAAATTAAGACTACAAGCGTAGCTTGTAGTCTTAATTCTAAAGGACTTATTTTTGCTTTGATATACGTAGCACTTCTAAGAGATGCGTTTCTTTGAATCTGGTTCTCCAAGGTTTTCAAAGAGATTCATCTGTCCCTCGGGATGGCCTTCGCCGCAGAGCTGCTGCACCCAGCGGACGGTCACATCGTACTTCTTGGCAAGCTCGTAATGGTTGTAACCGTTGAACTCCTCTTTGATGTGGGCGTCTCGGATAGGGCGCACAAGGCTTTCCGCCTTCGGAATGTACACGGTCGTGCCTCCGATGGCCTCAGCCAGTGCGAAGAAGTTCTTCGCTCCGATCGCGTCGGCAATCTTGCGGTACAGTCCCTCCGGAATCATCTCAGCGGTCAGGTCGTTCGACAGCTCGTTCATGCCCTGCGCCCCCTTTCAGGTTAAGTCTTCATTTTGGCGAGGAGCTCCAGCAGCTCTCCCACGGTGATGGTCTCGCTGCTCCGGGCCTTCCAGAGAGCCGGGTCGGTGATGACCCCCCACTGCACCAGCGTATTGATTGCCTTGGCCTGCGCGTCCAGACCGTTGAGCCCCGCTTTGGAAATGATGGCGGGATAGTCTCGGAAGCTGTAGTCCATGTCGACGCTGCCGGAGATCCCGTCAACCTTTCCGCTGCTGCTGTACTGCCAGATGCCCGCGTCGCTTCGGCTGCAGGAGCTCTTGTATGAGGCAAACCAGAGATCGAAGCGGGACAGGGCCGTCATGTCCAGCATATTCGCCAGATAGTCGGCGTTTGCGTAGTTGGCGGCATAGTACCCGGCCTTCTCAATCTCGGCACAGAAGGCCGCTGCCATCTGCGAGGCGAGGGCCTTCGTGATAGTCACGCCGTTGTTCTTGGCATAGCGGACCGTGTCATACTCCAGATCGAAAACGATCGGGTATTCCAGCCGGTAGGGCTTGACCGCCTCCATGCAGTAGCGGGCCTCCTGTGCTGCGTCCTCGGCGGTGAGCGCGTAGGAGAACCAGTAGACGCCGAAGGGAATGCCCAGCCGGTTGCATTCTGCGGCGCTGCGGGAGAACTGCTTGTCGATGTTGTTTTTGCCGTAGCCTGCGCGGGCGATGACAAACTCAATGCCCGCAGCCTTGACCTTCTCAAAGTCCGGCGCACCCTGCCATGTGGAAATGTCGATGCCCTTAATCTGCGTTCCCACCGATAAGGCCCCCTCTCTCAAGCTCTGCCCGCGCCTCGGCGATTGCCGGGCCGTTCTGGAACTGGATGTTCATAACGTCCTGATAAGCGACGCCCTCGGCATTGACGATCTCCTCCGCTGTCCTGCCATATGCCAGAGCCTTGATGATCTCGAACTTTTGCTCATTGCTCATGATGTAAACCTCCTAGAGCTTTAAAATGGGGAGAACCACGTTATCGAGATACTCCCCGAGTGTGTACTGTCTGTGGCCTTCCGCCTCAAGTGCCCGCATGAACTTGTCCGTCTCGACTGCGATCTTGAGCAGCTTGCAGACGCCAACCTCTTCCACTGTGACTTCGTGCATATCCGGACCGATCATGCATCCGATTGCCTTCCGGAGATAAAAGTCGGCCCGTATGACATCCATCTCGGCAAATTCTGCCCAGACTTGTGCGGCGAACTTCTTGCGGTTCAGCCTTTGCTTATCAGCTGGAAGGATGCCCTTCTGCTGCATCTCTTTCTTGAACTGAGCATTCTCGGCTTTCTCGCGCTGGGTGAGCCTCTTCTTCTTCGTTGCCATCGCTGGCCTCCTTTGCTGCCCAACCATCCGGGCCCATAAGGGAACGCCCACAGCGTTCCAGGTAGACATTAGCGGCACGGATTACCTGCTCAAATGCGGCGTCGCAGGTCAGCTCCTGAAGCACTTGATCCGGAGGGATGCCACCCGGCATCCGTTCGATAAACGCCAGATTGCGGGGCGAGAGCTCTGTGAGCCGCTTTTGTATTTCCCTGGGTAGCTCCTTGTAGTAGCGGAGCAGATCGGGGGCCCAGCACTTACCACCCCGCCGGATGTCGTGCTGCATGGCCTTGATTCCCAGCAGTGCGTTCACGATATCGGCGTCACTGTTTTTAGCAGTGGGCAGATCGTTCATTGCCGATCGCCCTCTCCGGACTTCGCTCCAATGGGACCAATGATTTTAACGTACTCTTTTTTCAATGTCCAGGTCCCATCCGGGCAGTAGTCGCCGCTGTCATAATCTCGGTCAAAATCCTCACGCTGGTCAATGTAGCAGCCCATAAACGGGTCTTGCTCCATCAGGTAAGCAACCTCCTTGGCCTGCGCCGGATCTAACAGCCCCATGTAGTCGTACTCATCCAGGCGAGAAAACGACGGTGCAACGATGGCCTTTTGCCCATCCATAGCAGCAAGTATTTTGAGATATCCCTGTATCTCATCGTCGGTCACGTCACCCGCCTCTGCGCGTATCTGTTCGGCGGTCACATCGCAAGTATGCAGAATCGCCTCAAACAATTCTAATTTCATTCCGTCCCTTTCTCGGCCTCCTGCCGCGCGGCCATGGCCTTGAGCGCCTCCACGATCTTGGAGCACTGTGCCATGTCCAGCCATTCAATCCGCTCGACTCCGCACATCCGTTTGGCAAAAGCGTTGATCCGCTGGTTATCGTTGTTCCAGCCCAATGTATCGCACAGAGCGTAAATCTTTCGCCGGAGCTGCACGGTGCGGGGGTCGCCTCCCTCATCCGTGCGCTTGGTATGGACATCCAGGCTGATGCCGTCCTTCATGTTCTGCAGGATGCGGGCCAGAGTGTTAATCTCGCCCTGGGTGAGCTTCTTCATGCTCTCCTTACCCGTCTCCCGGTAGACGATTGCGTGAAGGTCCTCCTCCGAGAGCTGCAGCTCCGGAGACTTGGCAATCGCCCAGAGGGTGCGGATGGAGGCGGGCTTGCGTCCGCCTCTCATTGCTGCTGTCGCCATTCCGGGCCTCCTTTACTGCAGGCCGGAGTTGGTACGCTCCAGCTTATCCAGATAGACGTCATAACCGAAAACGTCCTTCTGCTTCCATGTGGCCCCCACCGCGTTGACCGTGTCCTCGCCGTACTTTTTCAGGCTCTCCTTGCTGACATCCTCCTTGACGATGATGCAGTCGTTCATGTTCCGCGCCTTGAGCCTGCGGATAATCTCGGCAATCTTCTCCTTTGCCTTCGGGATGGATACGGAGGTGGAAAGCCGGTACCCGACATTCCCGAAGTTAAGGTCCCGGGTCTTTGTCTTTCCGAGCTCGGTACGGTGGTCCTCAACGAACTCTTTCAGATCCCGCTCCAGCTTGGAAATCCGGTCGACGAAGGGCTTGCTCTCCTGTTCCGTGATCTTCTTAATGCCGATGATCTGCCGCTGCATCTCGCTTTCGATGTCCTGAAGAGCGATCCGCTTCTCCGCGATCTCCCGCAGGGCGGCGTCAACGTCCTCCCAAGACCTGAGCGCCGGTGTTTCTACGATACGTGTTCTTGCCATAGTGAAACTCCTTCCTCAATCTGCTCATATTGTCCGCTGCATTGAGGGCAGCGGGTGCGTCGATGTATGTGGTGCCGCTTTTGCCTGGGCCCGGCCCTGACCCTGTGAGCAGTCTCGCCGGATACGTAGAGGAGGTTTTCTTTCGTCACCAGCGCGTATATACCCAGAGGCAGCGTGAGGAGGACGGCGGTTGCATCCTGGTCCTCTACCGTCTGGCCAGTGGACGCCAAAAGCAGCATGGCGGCGGAGATTGCGATAAACGCCAGCCCCATAAGCCGCTGTTTTATCATTTTTGTTGTCCCTCCGTTCTCAGAGCATCATCATGCTGGACGCCTGAACGATGATCTTCTGGGTGATCGTGGTTTCGCCGTTATCGGCGAGAATGCGGCGGATGTTGGAAAGCGTCCGGTCCAGGAGGCGGAAGCAGCCGGTCTGCATATTGCAGGCGCGGGCCTTCATCTCCACAAGCGCATCCTGCGTGATGTCAAAGTCGTTCAGGTACTTCTCAACCTCGGAAGGGGTCAGGCCGTGCAGGACGGCGTAGAAGTCCACACGGTTTGCCATGCGGGCGAGGTACGTCTTGATCTGTGCCTCCAGCTTCGGCTCACCGGCGATCACAAGGCCGACGTCGCTCTGGTCGAAAATCGCCCGGAGGATCTCCATTTTCTTCTGGGTGAACTTGCTGATGAGCTTGTCCGCCTCGTCGATGATGAGCAGATATCCCTTGTTGGTGCTGAAGAAATCACGGATGCTGTTCACCCTGCGCCAGATCGTTCCGTATCCGGTCGGCAGGCCGAGGGCCCGCTCAATCGCCTCCACAAGATCGCGGCTGCTCATGGTGTCGTCGCATTCGATGTAGGCCACGCGGGGCAGCTTGGCGTATTCCTTCAGGGTGTGAGTCTTGCCGTAGCCGGAACGACCGACCACGATACCCAGCCCGATGTACTCCTGGCAGCTCTGGCACACGCCCAGTACCGCCTTTGCGTCCCGACTCTCAAAGAAACGCGGCTTCTGCCCGATCTTTGGGTCCGTCCCCCGAGTCGGCACTTCCAAGAACTCGCCCGTCTGCTCCGAGAGATAGGCGGTAAGCTTACTCTCAAGGTCCGTGGGATCGGCGTCGTACTTCCCAGACAGATACCGGGATACGGTGGTGCGGCTGTAGTTGACGTCTTTGGCCAGGGAAGCAATGCTCTTGCCCGACGATGCAAGATGCCCGTTGACTCGCTGGGCGAGGCTCTGGGTCTCGGTGTAGGTATTGATCCGCGCTGCTGCTGTGACTTCCATAATGTTACCTCCTATTCATTCATGGCCCTCAGACGGGCGAGGGCATCCCCGGCCTTGGAGGCGAGGAACTCATCCCCGGCCCCGGCCTTCTTCTTACCGCTTCCCGCTGCCATCTCCGCGCGGAACTCCTTGTCCGTGGGGAGAGCAACGACTTTCTGTCCATGACTTGCTTTGATCGTGAGATCAATCTTTCCGACGGCATCGGAGGGACGGCCCTCTTCGATCCTCTGCTCATAGGGAGTACCGAACTCTTCAAGCAGCTCCCTGGTTTGGCGCAGCTGCCGCTTCTGATCGCGCATATTCTTTTCCAGCGTAGCCTGAGAGCAATGCGGGCCGAAGGCCAGCAGCTCGGCGGAGACTGCCTCGCAGATTTTTTGCCCATCCCCATCAAAGACATAGAGCTTGGTTACATCGTCGATATCCCACTTGACGCCGACCGTCTTGCCGATATAGAAGCCGAGCTCACTGTCTGTGTAGAGAGTGCCGAACTTCGTAATTCCCTGATTCCCGACGCGGGCCTTGTCGGCCTTCATGAGCAGCATCGCCGCATACTCGCGGGGAGGAGCGGCCTTCTCATAGCGGGGACCGTTGGCAAACATATCGGCGGGTGTGACCCACTTTTCCCCGGCGTCCTTCAAACCCCGATGTTCGCGGGCGTGATACTTGGTGTTCTTCCATTCCGTCCAGACGTCGAAGAACTCATCCATCGTCAGCAGCTCGCCGCGCTCCAGCATCCCGTCAACGTCCTTCTGGCGTTTGGCGTAGGTCTTGGAGCCGGTCAGGGTACCTACATAGGAATCAAACCACCGGGAGAATTTCAGACAAACCGTATTGAAAAAGCGTTCAATCGGCTTGTCCCACGGCTGGTATGGAAGGGAGCGTCCGACTTCCTGAATGCCGATGCTCTGATAGAATCCGATCGTCTCGGCGTCGAACCCGAAGTCGATATCCCGCTGCTTGCGGTTCTGGCCAGTCATGCTCCGCGCGGTGTAGTCCTTGCCGTTATCGACGTGGAGGATCTTCGGAACGCCGCCCGGCGAAGAGTAGATCATCTTGACGAGGCTTTCCTTCAGGGTCTGGGAGTTGGCGTCGACACACAGGACGTCGCCTATGATCGCGCGGCTCTTCATGTCGATCCAGGCAACCAGCTTCGGGCGGACGGCCTTGATCTTTCCGTTCGGCGCGGTCCATTGAACCCAGAGGTCGAAGGTGTGCTCGTCGCCGATGACGTATTCCATAACTTCAAGGCTGGTCGCGTCCCGCTTGCCCTTGAGCATCTTCTTGTTCTTCCACTCGCGGGTACCGTTGGCGGCGAGGTATCTTGCGCTCTCGGCACCCTTGCGGCTCATGAGGTGCTTGACATAGCGGGCCACAGTCTTTACAGAGGGGTAATCCTCCCAGCCCCGACCGGCTGCGATATCCTCAAACTTCTCATAGAGCATTTCGATCGTCCCGAGGTTAGAGGCAAACCGCTTGTCAAACCAGATGTTCTCAATGACGGCCTTCTGCTCGTCTGTCAGGCTGGGGAAGGTGGCCTTTTCCTTAGGCTTCCGGCAAAGGGACAGGGGGCGGAAATAGTCCCGGCTCTGCCCGTCCTCACGCTCAAGTCGGAGAGCCCAGGCATTCGCCTCCATGATGCCGCTGACATAGCGGTAAAGTGTGGGTGGGCTGATTCCCAGCCGCAGCGCGAACCGCTCCGCATAGCCGGTCCGGTCCGGGCCCGGATAATCTATGTAGTCCTGGACGCTGGCGGCAAGCTCCACCGCCTCATAAAACGCCTTCTTGTGGCCTTCGATAAAATGGTTCAGGTCGACGCTCACATACCAGGGTGCGGCGTCGTGCTCGGTGCGCTGCTCTATGATGACATCCCTCCCGTCTACCTTCTGCACGGCACGGTGCGCCCGCCTTGCCTTGGGGCTGAGGGAGGAAACGGAGATCATGACCTGATCTTTTCCCCCGCCCTCGCGGGGCTGCAGCCGCGTCCTGAATTGCTTTGGGCTGCGCTTGATACGCTGAATCAGCGTGTTGTACTTGACGCCCTCAAACGCAGCCGCATCTTCCAATGTGACAAATACTTCCGGCACTCCAGTCCCTCCCTTCGTTCGTTCATGCCGCGATTGCCTTCTCGACCTTCTGAGGGTCCAGACTAAGGATCGCGATGATAATGGGGAGGTACTTGTCTCCAGCGCGGGCACCGTGAAGAATCTGGCTTAAGTACTGAGGAGAGGTACCGGCCATTTCGGCCAGCTCCGACTTTGTCATCTCGTGATCGGTCAACGCCTTGTCGACGATCTTCCCAAGCGGGGATAGTTTCTTGCGGTCTCTCATCGCGTTCCTCCTTTCTGCAGTATTGCTATTAGATTTACTTCCATTCTCTTCCTCGATATAATCAAATGGGGTTTCCCAGTGGAGGGAGGTGAGTTATGTGTCTGATTGGATCAAAACCGGGAATAACTATGCAGATTCGATACTTATGGACCGGTACATGAACGACCCGATAATGATTGCGCTGGTTGATTATCTGGAGTTCAAGGGGATTCTCAATCAGGATGAGTTTGCACAGTTCGTCAATGAGCATTGTCGAGCTGACGTCGTAACTCGTGAAAAGCTTCAGAGTGAGCCGTAATGAGCAACTTTCGCAGCCGTTTCTTCCGCATAAGAAAATCCTCTAGGTTTGGATGAAGCTTGTCCCCTCTGGGAGCCGTCTGCTTGCCAGGCGGCTCTCCCCCTTTTGGTGGGCCTCCAGTCATCAGCCATGTTAGCCAACACTCTCGGCAAGATAAGTGGTCACACTCAGCCGGGATAATGGGCGGGCAATGAGCAGAGATAATGTCTGCAATCTCTTCAGCAGTGGTGGAAGGACCTCGCAGCAGTTCAAGTCCTGTCGTTGTTTTGCCTCAGATATCCCTTCACGGCGTAATTGGAAATGAGCATCTCTTCCAGTTTGAGGTACGTCTTCTGGAGCTCCATTTCAAGAAGCTGCCGAGGCCAGCCTTCCAGTCGGTCAAGCTGCTCATCAATTTCCCGGCACATATTGAAAGTGTTTAAGTAAACGTGGCAATCGTTCTCTGGGCAGTTAACCGAGAGCTTACACCCTAAGGCGTAGGTCTGCTTCGCCATATCTTTCTGCTTTTCAGTTGGCAGGTGCTCAAAGGTAACGCGCTCAGGGCTATCCGGCCAGGGAACAAAGTAGCCGGACGGCTTTCGCCATGGGGTAAACAGATCTGCCTTTTGCGTCCGGAGCCGAAATGTTGCTTCACGGTACCGAACCGCTTCCTCTTCGGTTAATACCTCAGCGACGATGAATCCCCGAAGTAAGCCCATTACTTGATTCTCATACGCCTCGAACTCCGTCTGAGATTCCGCTTTCTCTAGCCGCATCAGGGTCGTCGCGATATTGCGATCCGCCCTGAACCTGGGATAGTCGATGGCCGAAGTATCAGAAGCTGTGGGACCGCTCTTAGAAACAGTTCCAAAGACATCTGGTTTCACGATGCAGTCGTCCTCGTCGATCAGGCCCAGGCGATGGAGCGCTACCTTGTAGCCATACAGCTCATGCGCCGCCGTGTGGGCGTCGACGTCCGGATAGTGCCGGTTTTCCACCTGTTGCTCCAGCTCCTCCGTCCAGCCCGCGATCATGAGTTGGGGGTCGACCTGGTTCATTTCCGTATCCCGATCCGTTTCCCTGATCACGGTGCAGGTTGCAGGAAGGCCCATATAGTCCTCCTCAGCATTCAAACCACGAGCCTGCTCAATCGCAACATCCAGGGAGTCGGCGTCGTCGTACTCCATCGCGCCTCGGTCCATCTCCAGATCACCCGTGTACTGCTCGGCGTCGATAACGCCGAAACTGCCGAGGGTCTCGTCCTCTCGCTTCTCCCTGTCATTGAACCGGACAACCAGGTATCCGTTGATCTTCTTCATCTTTCTCATGCTGCTGTACTTCCTTTCTTTTTCAGGCGACCGGAGCCGGAACGACTCTGATCTGATCATTGATCTTGTGGAGGATGACTAGTTCGCCGTTTCTCTTCTGCTTGACCACCAGCCAGTTCTCTGGAGATAGCCCGTATTGTCCGAGTCTGACCTTCTGTTTACGCGTAGGTTTTTTTCCATGTCTCACAAAAAATCTCCTCCCTGTTATTTCCTTTTCGAATTCACTGTGCTATGCTGTATTTGATTTAGTTTTTAATCCACACTGCTATTATAGTTCTAATATCTGAACGTGTCAATAGAATAGTTCCGATATTGTTACTCAACTTTAAGAAGGAGGCCTAATTTGTGAACACCATAGGGGAGCGCATCAAATTCTTACGGGTGAAGGAAGGACTCTCAGCCCAGGCACTTGGTGATATTGTCGGTCGATCCAAAAGCAATATTAGTGGCTACGAGACAGGGAAGTATGAGCCTTCGGCCTCAACGGTCATTTCCCTTTGCAAACACTTTGGCGTAACTGCCGACTGGTTACTTACAGGAGCGAATGATCAGATATTAGAACAGTCGGAGAGTGAAGCTTCTCACTCGCGTTTCGAGGTATATTGCGATGGAAGACAACTCAATGAGGTAGAAGCTGATCTAGTTGCGATGTTCCGGCTTTTGGACGATAAGAGCAGAGAATACGCATTTGACTCTATGTCTATGCTCTACGAAAAAGCCACGGGGGAAAAGGCGTCTATTTATTCAACGTATTCCGACACCAGCAGTCAGCAAAAAAGCGCCCCCGATGGTGACGATGAAGCCGCCAACGAAAACGCTTGATTTTTTGTGCCTAAATGATTAAATAATAAATCAAAATTCTGTCACATTAGAAAAATGGAAAATGTGATTTTTAAAATCCCGCAAACCCGCATGAACAGGGCAATGTGACAATGTGACGTACACTTTCCGACTTTGTCACATTGTCGATGGGCCGATTTGCGTTTAGAGACAGCGGCGGTCGCGCACGGTTCGCACGGCTCAGTAACGCCTATCATGCTCCGTTTTTCGCAAATTCCAGTACATAAGCAGTTTTTTTGCACGCTCTAACGCCGCGTTTGCACGCTTCGCCGTCTTGCCAAATGACGGCTTATTTGCTATACTTCAAATATGGGCCGCAAAGCCCGTCCTCTTATGTCAGCTGCTGTGACTTCCGGGACGGTGCCGAGCGGCCCTCCCATTTTTTATATTGCCTTGAAATCCTTGCGTTTCAATTGTTTGCGGCGGTTGCGTGACGTTGCTGGCGGCGTCGTTTGTTCGGCGGTCGCGTCGATTTTGACCAGGCTGTTTTGCACATAAAAAAGAGCGCCGATTTCTCGACGCCCTAATCTCAAAATAAATAAAAAAGAAAATATTTTTTCCCGTTTTAAATTCGCTGTATCCCGCATGAATAAAGGGTTTTCTCGCATTGTCCCCGATGTTCCCGCCTTATCCCGCGTTTCTCAAATACGTTGTCCCCGTACAGTTATCCTTAAAACGGCAAATACCCCAATTGCCTCAGGAGCAATAAGCGTAGCAATGTGTCCGTTGACAGGCCCCTCATATTTCTACATCCTCTTCGGCAGGGGTTCCAATATGGGCCGGGGCGATAGGGCTGTCTTGGGCCGAACCCATACCCATTAAAGGCCGGAACTGCAGGTTCGTCTTCAAAAGACATGTTTTCAGGTTGCAACAGGGAATTGATAAACTCATCAATTACAGCGTTGAGGGTATCTTCAGAGATGTCTTGCTTGTTCAGCTCCTTTACAATTTCATCAATATGCGGCTTTATCCTACTATATAGATCCGGGTTGAGTTGCTGTAATGTATTTTGATTAGCAACCATGAGATTCATATTATCAGGCAT